CAATATTTTTAATAAACAAATAATTAACAAAAAAAGGGCAGCTAATGCCACCCCTTAATTATAAGTATTTCTAACTATTAAGAGTTAGTTCCCTCTGTTACTGTTACAGTAGAAGTAAGCCCTGCAAATGGGTCAGCTTCCGTTGCACCTTCTAAGAAGTTTGCAGGAAGTTGCTCTTGTGCGGATAGGGATAGTGTATATCCCGAGAGTTCAGAAAATCCTGACCCCGTTACTATCGACCCGCCACTTACCTCTGCACCGTGTTCTGCGCCCATCAAAAAGGCATTACCATTATAATCAGCTACTACAACGTGTGGTCTGCCATACGATAATAGTTTCAATTCTTTGTTATCCTCTAAGGTTAGTTTTTTAAGAGTAATATTTAAAGTTTGCTCAAAGAAAGTCGTACCGTTCTCTCTTGAAGAAGTAATAGTTTGCTCGAAACTACTATTTCCTTTTAGTTCATATTTAAAAGCAGTAACTGCACCTAAGTCATCTACTACATCTGTATTAGTAGAGTCGTATGTAATTGCAATATCTCCGTAGTCTATAAAATAAACCTCTTTAATACCGCCAACTACATCCTTGCAAGGTTCTTTTCTGCCCTTTGTTAAATTACAAGCCATATTTTTTTAAATTAAAAAAGGGTAGGCAGATATAAAACCACCTACCCCTTATTGTTAGTTATTCAGTTCTTAGTTAGCAGAGTTGGTAATTCCGTAAGTTACAATATCACCTGCGATACCATATTCTACACCTGCGGTAAATCTCATTACTACTCTTACATTTTGCGAACCATCAAGGTCAGCCATATCCAAAACTTTTACTTCATTCTGGTCAGAAAGTAGTCCTGTACCAAAGTAAAGGTTAGATTTTTCAGCAGCAATAGCTGTATTATCTGCAAGACCGTTAGCTACAAATAGTTTTACACCATCAAAGCTTAGTCCTCCACCTGCATACCATTGTGTTCCTTTGTTATCTGTACCTGCTCCTCCTAAATTAGAAGCAAATCCGCCCAACGCTCTTACATAGGCTCTTGCAATGTTTTGAGAAACATAAATGAATAAATCTTCACTATTATAAAGTGTAGAAGGAATAGCATCTACAATGCTTCCAATTTGTGCAATTACGTTTCCTGAAGTAACAGTCGTACCTGCAACCTCTTGTGCGGCAGGTAAAGAAGCATCAAGAGCAATCTTAGTAGAAATACCGTTAAATTGTCCTGAAGTGGCAGTTGTACCAGTCCAAATACTGTTCTCTGTTCTTTGTGCTACTTTAGCAGCAACGTGAGCAATTAAAAAATCAGAAAATTGTGTAGGTAGGCTATCGTGGGCAGAAAATCCCATAGAAAGTGCTTCCCAATCGTCTTGAAAATCTGACTTACATAATTGTAAATTTACTTGTTGAAACTCAGGGGTCAATGCCCTTTCATCCAATGTAATAGTAGATGTTGCGCTGAAATCACAACTTGCATCTTTTACGATATCATCAGTACTTATAGTTTTAATGATATGCTTGTACTTTACATTAGGCTTAACGGTAATACCACCGTTTTCAATAGTGTTAGCCGAGAGAAGTGCTGCTGAGATGTATTCTCCTGCAAATTCTCCATTGTAGACTACACTTGCGTTTTGTGTTGTAGTTGTTGCCATTTTTTAAAATTATTTATTTTTAATATTTGATATTCTTTCCATAACTCTGTCGGCAGTTGTCATTTCTCTTTTCTGTCCGTAGAGTTTCATTTCTCTTTGTGGTTCTGCTTCAGGGTTGTGTGTTACTTTTTCAAGTTCTACTTTTTCTTCAACCTCTTGAGAAAGTTCTTCTTTGTCATCTTTTTCTACTTCTGACATTTCATCTTTCTTTTCAATCATTGCCTTAATTTCCTCAATCATAGATTTGACTTCTGCAAGTTCTTCTTTAGTTGCGTAAGCCATTTCTTCTTCTTCGAGTTCCTCTGACGCTTCTTCTTCAGTTGGTTCCTCAGTTGGTTCTTCAGGTTTTCCAATTGCAGCAATAATGCCTTCTTCTTCAACCTTTAGTTGTTCACCGTCCTCTAAAGTGTAATCGCCTACAGGTAATGCTACCTTTTCATCGTCTGTTACAATAAAAACTTCACTTCCTACTGCGAAGTCCTCACTCTCTATAACAGCACCGTTCTCCAAAGTAGCTTGTGCCAATTTTACTTCTTTGGATGCTTCCACCCCAACAAGTTCTTTTACTTTGTTTAACATATCTGTTGCTTTCATATATATATCAATAAATTAATATTCTTTTTGTTGTGTTTTTATTGTGGCTTCCCATATAAATCTTTTAAACCATCTATATGATTTAATGCTCTATTAAGCAAATCTGCTGCTTTTTGCATTTCAGGAACCTGTCTTGAATCTACGCCTAAATCTTCTAATTGTTTCATAGTTTGATTGAGGTCATTATATCGTAATTCAGTTGCTTTTTTATCTGTTTGGTCAAGAAATTGTTGCCATTCCCCCCAAGCCCTTTTATATGTAGACCAAACTTTATCTATTTTATCTTTTTGTTTATTTATTTGGTCATCTAATTTTTGTGCTTCTTTTAAGATAATAGCAGGTTTTCGTGCTAACTCTACTTTTTGCGTAGAAAACTTTTGTAGTATTTTATTTACGCTTGGTTTCATAATATGTTTTTTATATATAATAAATTATTTAACGTTTTGTTATATTTTTAGGTGATTATAGCATATTCAGTTATTATTCCACTTTGTACTCGTATCTGTTCATATTGGTTTGTTTGACAATAATAACCGTCGGCAATAGTTGTCATAAAATTTGATGCGGTGTTATAACCTTGCGCATTTGATTTTTGAATATTTACAAAAATTCCTGATTGTTGGTCAAATTTAAATTCATAAATTGCTTTATTAACACCTGAAGCTGATATGGGGTCAATGTCGTTGCCTGATGAATCCTTTAAAAGACAAACTATGTAATGTGTAACATTTCCGCTCCCTGTTTGAACTGATGTAAATTGAGTATCTGACCTATGTGAAAGTAAATGTGTTATTGTACCTCCAAATCCAACCGTATTATAAATCGCAGATGACTCTGTCCAAGTAATTCCTGATGAATCTCCACTTACAACAGTTGGCTCTGCATATCCAAAAAAATCAATCCCCCCTGTTGCAACAATATCTTTAGTTGTTGTTGAACTGTCTGGAAGGTTTGCGCCTTTAAAAGTGACCCTCCAAGTCCTTTCGCCTGAAAGGTTGTTTGATGTGTATCTTTTTGTGTGGCTTGGTTGATGCGCATTAAAAGTACAACCTGAAATTGTTTCCCCTGTATTTGAGTAGCCGCTTGGTACTGTAAATCCATAGGTGTATGTTAATTGAACATCGGCAAGTGTTGTGTTACTGCCAGATGCTCCTCCGCTTACGCTTGTGAAAAGGTTTCCGCTTGAAAATGTAGCTGTAGAACTACCTTCAGGTGCGGTGTAAATTGTCGCTGTTCCTACATCTATACAGGAGTAATCACCTAAAGCAGGTTGTGTTGCGGTTGTTGTACAGGCTAATGTGCTTCCCGTGTTAAAATATCCACTTGGTACAGTAATGTTAACATTTAGCGTTCTTAGTGTATCTTCACTTACTGTACTAAACGAAGATGGACTTGTAGAGGATATTGTACCAATGTCAATAGTTGGTAATGTAATAACTCCATTTTGTAATATTGAAAACCCTGTAAAAGTAATATCACTACAGGAAAGCGTAGGCGTAGCTGATTGTGTTACTGTATCTGTTTTGCTTACCGTATCGCCTTTGTTAGCAAACTTTACTTCTTCCGAATTTACAACAACACTTTCAGGTACTACTAAACTTGATGTAATAGACCTTGGTGTGTCCGTTTCTACAGGTGTAAACGTTGTTGGTGTAACTGTAACCGTGCCTAAGTCAGCACCCTTATAGTTTGCGGTCGGGGTTGAAACATCACCACCTTGTGATATACTTAAACTTTCAATAGTTACTAAACTTTCACTTAATGCAAGACCTGTTATACTACCTATACCTTGTGATTGATATTCTCCATCGCAACACTCTGTTGAATAGGTGTTAGTATCCCAACAAAGGCAACCCCTTCTATTGTCTTGCGGTACTGGTGGTTGTATTCTCTTACTTCCCATTATTCGACTCGTTGTGGAACAAATTAGTAAGTTGGTCTAATATGTGTTTAGCTTCTTTTTCTGTCTTAGCAAGTTCGTCTTTTATGGATTTGTCTTGTGGTTTTTCTAACTTATCCGCAAAGTAGCCTTCTATAGAAAAGCCTTTTACCTTACCTGTTTTAACGTAGTCATTCCAAACCTCATCGTTTAAAACTTTCATTGATACCATCCAAGTTCCAATAGGCACATCTAAATCGTAATGCCTTGTTTTGTCTTTCTCGCCCTCTACTATCCAACTCTCTACCGCAGTTAGTCCAGTAAGCGGCATATTGTGTTCTAAGGTTGAATTGTTTTGGTTGCCTCTTATAAAAAACAGTTCACTTGCTTTTCTTACGGTATCTTTTGAAAAGTATATATAATATTCTTCTTCTCCGCTTTTACGATAGATAGGTTTGTTAGGCACTAAAGCAGCACCCATTAAAATACGCTTTTCCTTATCTACCTCGGCAAGTTTAAACTCTTGTTTTTTTAACGCAATAAAATCTTCTTCTATTGCAGGACTTTCTACAACGCTTATAGCCTCAATTCCTGAAACGTCATCGTTTTCATCTATTACAAGTTCTACGATATTCATATTATAACAATATTATTTATTGGTTTTTGTTTTATATTGACGCACTCTCAATAATGTTTCTATCTAAACTTTGTGCAGTCGTTACATCATTGCTTACTACAAACGCTTTTACTGGTTGTTGTTCTCTTTCGCCTATAGTTTGTGCTAACTGACTTTCAGGTGCAGCACCTACTACGTTAAAAGATGGGGGGGCAGGTCTTGATGGTGCGGCTGAACCTCCACCCTTGCCGCCTGAAACCGAAGGTCCTATACTTGTTATTTTTTTAACATTAGCAATACCTGCTGCAACTGCTGCTGCGGCAGCAATACCTCCTAATACAGGTCCTACTATTGGAATCCCTGCTAAAGACGAATACGCTGAGGTAGCACCTTTGTATGTTTCTATTGTTGTTTGCGCTATTGCCGCTGCTTTTCCTGCTTTACTTTCTTCACCAAATATAGTTGCTAAATTGCCCATAGCATTAGATGCTAAATCAAGCTTTTGTTTAGTTGTTAGTTTTGTTAATTTTTCTTCTTCTTCTGCGTAATGGTCTCTTATCTTTTGTTTTTCTGCTTCTGTTGCATCAAGTAATTCAAGTTCAGCTAAAGCATTATCTCTGTCACGTTGCAGCTTTTCAATACCAGTTAATATTTGAAAATCAGTTAATTCTGCTATTTTTGCTATTCGTTCATCTTCTGCTGCAATAGCTTCTTTTTGTAATTCTCCCGATTCCCTGTCAAGAGATATTTTATTTATTAGTTGTTCACTTCTAAAACCTTCTATTTGTGCAAGAATTCCCTCTTTTTCTGCTCTTGCATCAAGTAGTGCTATTTGGTTTTCGTCATTATTGTTTTTGTCAAATTGTGCTTGTGCTGCCGCTATAACTGCATCCGCATTAGCTAACATTAACCTTTCCTGTTCTTCTAAAACATCTGCAAGTTTATTGTTTGCTTCTATTCTTTCTGCTATAGTCTTAGTTTCGTCATCCCTAATCTGCCTTAGCTTTTCCGCTTCTCTATCTTTTTGTTCTAAGATAATTCTGTTTTGTGCAATGCCTATCTCTGCCGCTCTGTTTAGTTCTACAGTTTCTTGTGCAGCTTGTATCGTACTTTTAGTGTAGTCGGTAATTCCCTTTATCACTTTAGGTGCAACCTCTACTACCTTTTCAAATGTATCTGGCACACCTGTTAGTATATCTATTGATTCTTTTCCTGCTTTCTTTACATCGTCTAATGCCCCTGCAAAATCCCCTGCAAATACCTTTTTAACTGCACTTGCTAAAAACCCTAACGTATCTAAGAAACTGTTAAATCTTTCTATTAAGTTGGTTTTTATAGAAGTACTAAAGTCTACTATAGCTTGTTTTGGGTCGCTGAATATGTTTTGGAAATATCCTACAACAGTTCCTATATTATTATTAAGAAAATTAAAAAAATCGTTAAAAGCTAAACTTAATGCCTCGAAAGACGTGTTAAAGAAGTTAGTAACCTTTTGGTTTTCATTAAAGACCTCCGTAAGTTTTGCAAATGCAGCAATAGCCAAACCGATACCTGCTGCTTTTAGAGCACCGCCAATTCTACCAACCCCCTTTGCGGTTTTTTCTGATTCTTTTTCTACATCTTTAAGACCTTCTTTGGTTTCTTTATTCCCACTTGCAACTTCTTTATTAAGTCTATCTATTTCCTTCCTTAAATCTTCTATTTCGGAAATTACCTTACCTGTGTTAGCCTCTAACTCTATGCTTACTTTTCTTTGTGCCATAACTCTCGTCTAAATATGTTGTATGCTTCTCTTACGCTTTCAGGATATTTGTTTTTGCCTAATGCTATGGCAGTATATTGTCCTGATGTTTTGTTTTGTTTAGCTATTTCTAATAAGTTTAATATATTCTCTATCATACTGTACCCTCCCAATCTACTGTTACGTTTGTGCTATCTACGGTTAAAAATCTTTTATCTACTGTGTCAGCAAAATACTTGTCTTGGTTTTCTATTACAAAGTCGCTTACCTCGTTTATAAGTTCTAAGTCGCTTAAACCAGTTGCAAGGTTTGTGGTTATTTCGTTTATTTTATAAATCTTATCGAATATTATTAGTCTATCTGCTAATGAAAGGTTTAGTAATATCCTAAGTGGTAGGTAGGCTTTAAATTTACTTAGCCTTCTCTTTTGGTCAAATGTATCTCCTATATAATTACTATAGTAAGTTTCAAATAGTGTGCTTTCAAATACTGTACCTGCATATTCATTAAACTCTGCCTTAAAGTTTAGGTTTTGGCTATCTGTTATATCTACACTATTGGATGGTATATAATAATCAGTAATACCAACCCTATTAGAGGATGTCTTTACTACACCTATTTGTGTTCCGCCTGTTATTTTCTTTGCATAAAATATTAATGGCTCTCCTAAATACGCTTCTTGTTTTATATCTACCGACCAACCCCATTGTGCATCTGTTACGCTGCCATCATTATCTCTTAGTCTTTCAAACTTATGATGTTCAAAAGGCAATCTTAACTCAAATGTATCCCCCTCTGTATTGTAGACATCTTCGTAGTTTTCAGTACCCCATTCAACGTTAAATAATTCCTTATGGCTTTCGCTAAAAAAGCTTTCGGTTCCTTCATATCCAAATACAATCCGTCTATATGGCATTAATGCATCTACTGTAGAGGCGTTTGTGTCTAAAAACTTAGTTATGTCAAAGCTATTCTTGCTTTGTGAATAAAACTCGTCTAATGGCTTTACCTGTATAATACCATTTCTGTCCTGAAATGCAGTTAGGTTCATCATTTTGAACAACCCTGTAATAAAGCTT